GTAACGGTGCCTAACGGCGGTTTTCGTTACCCTCTGGACCCCTGGGGTAACAGATGGGCTCGTCATGGCGGTGAAACTTACGGCCTTGAAGGTCGAAAACCAGAAGCCCGACCCTTCGAAGCGGATCGAGATCGCGGACGCAGGGAAGCCCGGGCTCTACCTGGTCGTGCAGCCCAACGGGCGAAAGTCATGGGCGGTGCGGTATCGGCGGCTCAGCGATCGCATGCCGCGCAAACTGACGCTGCAGGGCTTCCCGTCGCTGGGCGTGGCGAGAGACATGGCGGAGGACGCCCTGCGAAAGGTGCGCGAGGGCCAGGACCCCGCGGCCGAAAAGCAGGAGGCGCGGCGCGCGACGCCGATACAGAACCTGCCGCTTGAAGATGCCTTCCTGCTGTTTCTGAACAAGCACACCAGAACGAAGAAGGGGCGGCCGATCCGCGAATCCACCCGCCGCGAATCGGCGCGTCTGCTGGGCTTTAAGCGGGACCCTCAAGACGCCGAGCGCTGGGTGGTCAGCGGTTCCGGCGCGCTGGCCCGTCTGCCTGCGGGCCTGACGCTTCAGACCACCCGACCGGCCGACATTCGCGACCTGCTCGACGAGCTCGTCGACATCGGGCCGGTAATGGCGAATCGCACCCTGGCGGCGCTGAAGACGTGCTTCTCCTTTCACGTCCGGCGCGACCCCGATCTGCTGCCGCGGTCGCCCTGTGAGGGCATCGATGACCCTTCGCCCGAGGTCGAGCGAGAGCGCGCCCTGCCTGACGAGGAACTGGCCGCGGTGTGGAGAGCGGCCGAGACTGAGGGCTACCCCTTCGGCCGGCTGGTGCAGACGCTGATTCTCAGTGGCTGCCGCCGGGACGAAGCGCGGGACGCGCCGGAGCCGGAGTTTGACCTCAAGAAGCGGGAATGGGTCATTCCGGGGCACCGAACCAAGAACGGTCGCGAGCACCTTGTTCCGATCACCGACGCGATGGCCGCAATCATCGAAGGCCTGCCTCGCGTGAAGGGGAAGGCGCGGCTGCTGTTCTCGACAACGGGCGAGACGCCGATTTCCGGCCTGGCCAAGTACAAGCGCCGGCTCGACGCCGCCGTCGTCAAGGATCTGGGGCGACCGGTCGACAGATGGACGCTGCACGATTTGCGCCGCACCTTCGTCACCGGGCTTCAGGGCCTCGGCTTCCCGCTCGAGGTGGCCGAGGCCTGCGTCAACCACCGCAGCGGCACCGTGAGCGGTGTGACCGGTGTGTATGCGCGGTACGCTTATCTCAACGAGAAGAAGGCGGCGCTTGAAGCCTGGGCAAGGCATGTCGACAAGATCGTCAACGGCAGGAAGGGGGCCGACGTCGTAGAGCTGCAGAGGAGGGCGGGCTGATGCCGATCCTCGATCTGCCTTCGGCTCACTTTGATTCGGCGTCGCTGCTGGAAATTCCCGAAGTCGTCTTGGCAAGGATTCGAGGCGAGGAGGACTTGGCCAAGCTGTCAGCCATTGGGAATGAGGTCCTGTTGAACCGGGACATCTTTCATACGATCTCGATCATGTCCTCTCCCGATCAAGATCATGTTCTCGCGATAAATCACGCGCTGGCCGCTGATCAGGCGCTGGGCATCGTGCAGGAGCTACGCGAGGCGTCTGTAGAGTGCGTGGTCGACGCAGATGTCGCTCTGAGCTTCGCGGATGAGAGGGATTGGAAACGTCTACTCGACGACAGCATGCGGGCCAACGGCGCTGCGTGTACGGCGAGCGGATACATTCTGCGCTGGGTGATTTCGCGGTGGCAGCGTCAGGAGACTCGCGCCGAGGCATCGCTGGGGAGCGCAATATCCAAGGTCCATGAATGGGCTCAGGCGAACAGGGTGCCCGGTGTAGGCCGACAAAACCTCCGGCAGCACATCTGGCCTAAATTTAAACCCGTCTCCCACTTGTGGGCTGCCTTGTTCATCTTCAGGGACCTGGACATGTCGTTCACCACGCCCGAGGGGTTTCTGCATTTTTTATCCACCGCGCATTCGTTGCTTCTCACCGCAAGCACTATCGTCCCCAAAGGTAGACGTGCCGGTGAAGCGTTCCTTCCATTGGATGCTGCATGGCAAATTCCAGAGTCTTACTTGGTGCGAGCAAGAGCAGGCGACGTAGACCTCGGCTTGATTGGCCACTGGGTCGACAATGCCGACAGCCACGACATCCGAAAAATAGCCGGCCCGCTCTAGCAGGTATAAAATCCGAGGCGTCGAGATTGTACCGGTATAGCGAACCGCCCTCGCATTTTGATTCTGTTCGCGAATAAGCGCCGGCCATAGATGGAGTGCTCCCGATATTAACGGAGCGCTTCATGCAAGAACACGACGCCGATGAGCTGATCCCTGACCCCGCGGTTTGCCGCGAGTTCAACATCACGCCGATGACGCTCTGGCGTTGGGACCACGACAATGCGCTCGGCTTCCCGCCGAAGATCAAGATCCGCACGCGCAACTATCGCAGTCGTCGGGCGCTCAACCAGTTTCGCGAGCGCATGGTGCGCCAGGCGTTGGGCCAGCCTGCCGCCTCGCCGAAGCAGCAGGCCGAAGCGGCCTAGTGGCGACCCCGGAAGCGACGAGGCCCGCCCTCTGTTCGGAAGGCGAGCCCCGCGTGATCGATCAACCTGCTGGCGAGCATGTGAACGGTCGCGAAGCTACCACCTCCTCGAAATCGCAACAACTGCGGCCCTATCAGGCGGCGGCCGTCGCCGAGATCGCCGGTGCCATCAAGGCCGGTCGGCGGCGGATCATCCTGGTGGCGCCCACCGGCGCCGGGAAGACCGTCATCATGGCGCGCCTTGCCCTCGACGCCCGCTGCGATGGCCGCAGCATCTTGGCGCTGGTCCATCGTCGAGAGCTCGTCCAGCAGCTATCGGGCAAGCTCTTCGACGCGGGAATCGACCACGGACTCGTCGCGGCCGGCTTCCCGGCGCGACCTGGCGAGCGGGTGCAGGTCGCTTCGATCTCGACGCTTCATGCTCGCGCGGTTCGGGGCTCGGCGATGAGCCTCCCGGATGCGGACCTGATCCTGGTCGACGAGGCGCACCACGCCACCGCGCGGACCTGGCGGCAACTCATCGCGGCGTACCCCGGCGCCATCGTGATCGGCGTGACGGCGACACCTTGCCGAGGCGACGGCCGAGGCCTCGGCAGCATCTTCGATTGCATGATCGAATGTCCGCCGATCTCGGAATTGATCGCGGCTGGCTTCCTCGTCCCGACCAAGGTGTATGCGCCGACCGAGCCCGACCTGGCCGGCATCAAGATCTCGCGCGGCGACTACAACGAAAAGCAGCTGGCGGAACGGATGGACGGTCCGCAGTTGGTCGGCGACATCGTCACGCACTGGCACCGTCTCGCCGAGCGCCGGCGCACTGTGGTTTTCGCGACATCAGTTGCCCACGCGATCCATCTCCGAGACGAGTTCGGGCGCTCCGGAGTTGCGGCCGCTCATGTGGACGGCGGCACTCCCACGATCGAGCGCGATGCCATCCTTGCGAGGCTCGCGGCCGGCAGTCTTGAGGTCGTCGTGAACTGCGGCGTCCTCACCGAAGGCTTCGATCTTCCGGCAATCGGCTGCATCGTGATGGCCAGGCCGACGAAGTCCCTCGCTCTCTTTCGTCAGATCGTGGGTCGTGGGCTGCGGCCAGCGCCCGGCAAGGATCATGTCCTCGTCCTGGATCATGCCGGCGCGACGTTCGAGCATGGGCTGATCGAGCAGCCGATAAAGTGGACGCTCGCACCGGACGGTCGAGCGGAACGGCAATCGCAAAGCTCGCGCGGGAAGAGCCGGGCGCCAGAGCTGAAAGCCTGCCCTGAATGCAGCGCGATTCGCTGGAGCTGGGCGCCCTGCGATGAGTGCGGTTGGCGGCCTCGCGTGAAGCCTCAGGTCGTCGAATCGACGGATGGAGTATTGGGGCACGTCAGCGCGGACCGCGTCGCCCAAGAACGGAAGCCGGGCTTCGACGAGAAGAACCTGTTTCATGCTGAGCTGGCGTGGATCGCGACGGAGCGTGGCTATGCCTCCGGCTGGACCGCTCACAAGTTCCGAGAGAGGTTCGGCGAGTGGCCGATCTCGAGACTGTCGCCGGCGCCGATCGAGCCCCGCCCCGAGACTCGTTCCTGGATCCGCAGCCGCCAGATCGCGTTCGCCAAGGCGCGTGCACGGGCGGGGGCAGCGGCATGATGGCGAGCACCATAGAACGTGCGCGCAACCGTTGGCGCGAGATCCTGCCGGCGCTCGGCATTGCGGCCAACTTCCTGCGCAACAAGCACGGCCCGTGTCCCATGTGCGGCGGAAAGGACCGTTTCCGCTTCGACGACAAGCAGGGCGAAGGAACCTATTTCTGCAGCCAGTGCGGCGCCGGCACCGGGATCATCCTGTTGCGCAAGTTTCACGGCTGGTCGCATCGCGAGGCGTGCGATGAGATCGATCGTCTCATCGGTAGTGACGCCCGGCCGGTGGCGCCGATGCGGCCGGAGCCGGACAAGGACATCGCCGCGCGCCGCGCCGCAGTGCGCAAGCTGCTCGACGAGTCCGACGCGCCGGAAGTTGCCGCTGACTATCTCGCCTCGCGCGGCCTACGGACATCGTCACCGATCATTCAGGGGCACCGCGCCCTGCCATACTTCGCCGAGGGAAGGGTGCTCGGCACCTTTCCGGCCGTGGTGGTGCCGATCCTCGGCCCGCGGGACGAGCTGGTATCGGCGCACCGGATCTACATCGGCGACGTCGCCCCCCGGAAGAAGCTCATGCCCGCGGCCGGCACGATGACCGGCGCCGCGGCCAGGCTGCATCCGGCGGATGACGAGCTCGGCATCGCCGAGGGCATAGAAACCGCCCTTGCCGCACGCGAGCTATTCGGGATCCCGACCTGGGCAGCGATCTCGGCTCACGGGCTGGAGACGTTCACGCCGCCGCCGAACATCCGGCGCATGCACATCTTCGCCGACAACGACACCAGCCACACCGGCCAGGCCGCGGCCTATGCCCTGGCGAAGCGGCTGAGCAGGGATAGTGTCGAGGTTCTGGTCAACATCCCGGAGCGGACTGGCGACTGGCTCGACGTGCTCAACGCGAGGGCCGGCACATGAAGCTCACCCCGCACAAATGGGCCGACCAACAGATAGCGGCACCGGGCAAGCTGCAGGCGCTTCTCCATGCGTTGGCCAGCTTCGCTAATCCCCAAGGCCGCGCTTACCCCAGCCAGGAGACGATCGGCCGCCGCCTTGGATGGAGCAAAGGGACCATCAAAAAATGGTCTGACGTCGGCAGGGCGCTCGGTCTCTTCTCCACGAAGAAGCGCTTCAACGCCGCCAAGGGGCACGTCGACGCGATGATCTACACCCTGCATCTCGACCGGGTGATCACGGCGGAAGAGGTCGCCATGCAAATCGCAAATCTGCGATTTCCCCCCTCCGAGGCAAATCGCAAAAATGGGGGATTTCCCTCTGGCAGAGGCAAATCGCAAAAACGAGGGGGGGAAATCGCAACTGACGGCAAACAACTCCAGAACAGTATGAAAGAGCTTGAGCTTACCAAGAAGGCGGGTGACGCGAAGCCTTCGGAAGGTGGCCCCGCCCATCGTTGCCCGCCGAGCCAAGCCAAGCTTTCGCCGGGTCGCGACTGGCTCTTGGTAAGCGACCTCGCCGAGCGCCCCACATGAACGACATTCACCCCAAGGAGATCATCATGGACGGCAGCAACGTCACGTCGTCGAATCGCCTGCCCATCCTGCAGGCGCAGATCGTTGAAATGCACAAGGCCGTTGGACGCTTCGAGCACGAGGCGGCCGTCGCGGCGCTCGGCGCAGGCAAGATGCTGATCGAGGCCAAGGGCTTGTGCGGCCACGGTGAATGGCTGCCCTGGCTGAAGGCGGCCGGCATCCATGAGCGCACCGCGCGCCGCTACATGGCGCTGGCGGCGTCCAACCTCAAATCGGACACCGTGTCCGATCTCGGCGGCATCACCCCGGCGCTCCGCTTCCTTCGGCTGCGCACGCTGGCTTGTCAGCAGATGGACGAGGCGCGCGACGCGCACCGGCAGGAGAGGCACGAGGACGCAGACGTAGCCCTAGAGGTCGCCATCTTGCTCACGGGCGAAATGGTAGCGCTGTTCAAAGCAGGGGAAGCGTGATGGAGAACGATCAACCCGTGCTACCGGCTCGACTCCGGAAGCCTCGCCTGCGACGCAGCGAAGCCTGCGAATATCTCGCGGACGTACATGGCATTGAGGTCGCGGTCTCTACGATGGCAAAATGGGCCAGCCAGGGAACCGGGCCCGCGTACTCAACGCTGCATAGGACGCCGCTGTACGCGCGCACCGATCTTGACGAGTGGGTGGCCGCGCACCTCAAGCCGTGTCGGCCTCGCTGATCATCGGTGTCCCGAGCGACGGCGGGAAAACATCGGGCAACGCCAGAAAAGCTAAAACACCTGCCGCGCTGCTATTGGTTTGACCGGCCAGCGTTCTGACCGAAACCATGCATCAATGTTCGGCAAGCTGCGCGGCCTCTTCAACGGTGAACGGAAGTCGGTTGACCCCTGGTCGGCGTTGATCGATGCGGGCGCGCGAACGGCCGCAGGCATCTTGGTCAACCCCGATCGCGCGATGAAATGCACGGTCGCCTATGCCGGCGTCAGGGTGATTTCGGAAACCATTGGCGCGCTGCCGTGCCATTTGTACCAGCGCTCGGCGGACGGCGCGAAAGCCCGCGCTACAGCGCATCCGCTCTATCGGCTGTTGCACGATCGGCCGAACGGCTGGACCGGTGCCAGCGAATTCGTGATGGCGCTACAGATGGATGCGCTGTTGCACGGTCGCGGCCTGGCCCTCGCGAACCGCTCTGGCGACCGCGTGGTCGAGTTGATCCAATTGCCGGCTACCTCGACTGTGGTCGAGATCGATCCCGAGACTCAGGAGCCCGTCTATAAGACGACGCTGAAGAACGGGACCTCTCGAAAGTATCGCTGGCAAGACATTTTGCATCTGCCGTCGCTCGGCGGCATGGCGCCGGTCAAGCAAGCCAGTGAAGCAATCGGCCTCGCCTTGGCGATGGAGACGCACGCGGGCAACTTGTTCAGCCGCGGCGCCCGCCCATCCGGCGTGCTGAAGGCCAAGGGCAAAATCAATGACGAGGTCGGAAAGCGGCTCAAGACCTCATGGCAAGGCGCCCATAGCGGCGGTAGTTCGGGCGCCACCGCGATCTTGGAAGATGGAATCGAATTCCAAGCGTTGACCTTCTCATCGGTCGACGCGCAATTCGCCGAGCTACGCGCATTTCAGGTCGCGGAAATTGCCCGCGCGCTTCGTGTCCCGCCGGTGCTTTTGATGGACTACGGCAGAGCGACCTGGGGCAATGCCAGCGAGATGAGTCAGTCGTTCCTGACGTTTTGCGTCTTGCCTTGGCTGAAGTTGTGGCAAGGCGCGATCTCGCGGCTGTTGACCCTCGAAGAGCAGGAGAAGTTCTTTCCGGAGTTCATGGTCGACGATCTCATCCGAGCCGATATCGCTCAACGCTTTCAAGCCTACGCCGTGGCGGTGCAGTCGCGGATCCTGCTGCCCAACGAGATCCGCGCGATGGAAAACCGCGCGCCGATCGAAGGCGGCGACGAGTTCCCGGTCGCAGCCACCACCCCAATTGAACCGGCGCAACAGCAGCGCCCGAAACCGAGAGTCGCGGCATGACGAAGGAAACAGGTTTCGAGATCGAGATCGACACCAAGGCCGTGACCGCCGAGGGCGAATTCGAGGGCCTGGCCAGCGTGTTCGGCAATGAGGACCTCTCCCGCGATGTCATGGTCGCCGGCGCCTTCACGAAGTCGCTGGCGCGTCGCCCGGCCGGCAAGGTCAAGATGCTGCGGCAGCACTACACCGATGAGCCCATCGGTATCTGGACCTCTCTGACCGAGGACAGCCGAGGCCTCAAGGCGCGAGGAAAGCTGATCCTCGATACCGTGAAGGGGCGCGAAACTCTGGCGCTCCTCCGGGCCGGTGCCTTGGATGGACTGAGCATCGGTTTCAGGACCCTGAAGGACCGCTTCGATCGACAGAAGGGCATCCGCTTCATCGAAGAGGTCGACCTGGTCGAGATCAGCGTCGTGACGTTCCCCGCGAATCCCAAGGCGGTGGTTTCCGCCGTGAAGAGCCAGGATCCCGAGCGCGCGCGGGCGCTCGTCCTGGCAGTGAAGCGGCTCGAGGAGGGCCTGCGATAATGCACTATCTCAGCAAGCGAGGCCTCGCCGCGTTGGCGTTGGAGACGAAGGCGGAAAGCGATGAGGCCGATCCGCTGAAGGCGATCGAGGCGCTCGGCGTCACGATCAATGGCAAGTTCGCGGACTTCGCCAAGGACATGAAGGCGCTCGGCGACAAGGTCGACGTCGAGATCGTGAAGCGCAATCGCCCCGGCGCCGAGAACAAGAAGGAAGGCGACGGCCTCGAGGTCAAGGCCTTCACCACGTTCCTGCGCAAGGGCGATGCCGCGCTAAGCGCCGACGAGATCAAGTCGCTGCGGGTCTCCAACGACACCACCGGCGGCTATCTCGCTCCGGCGGAATTCAGCGTCGAGGTCGATAAGAATCTCGTTCAGTTCTCGCCGGTGCGCGCCGCGGCCCGTGTCGGCCAGACCAGCGCCGGCAGCGTCATTATCCCGCGCCGGACGGGCAAGCCCACGGCATCCTGGGTGGGTGAAACCGAGACGCGCCCCGAGACGGGCTCGACTTACGGGCAAATCGAGATCCCCGTGGACGAGATTTCCGCGTGGGTCGATGTCTCGAAGAAGCTGCTGGAGGACTCGGCGGTCGATATCAACGCCGAGGTTTCCTTCGACCTCGCCGAGGAGTTCGGTCGCCTCGAGGGTGCATCGTTTGTCAGCGGTGACGGTGTCAAGAAGCCCCTCGGCTTCATGTCGGACACCAACGTCGCGTACAGCGTCAGCGGTTCGGCATCCGTGATCGCCGATGCCGATGGCGGCGTCGATGGCCTCATCGATCTGATGTACGCGCTACACCCGTTCTACAGGTCGCGCGGTGTGTGGATGGCCAACGGCAGCACGATCGGCAAGCTTCGCAAGCTCAAGGATGCGGACAAAAATTATATCTGGGCCGCATCGATCCGCGACGGCGAGCCGGCCACGCTGCTCGGCCGACCGATCATCGAAGCGCCGGACATGCCGGACATCGCCGGCGGTGCCTACCCGCTGGTCTTCGGCGACTTCGCCACGGCGTACCGGGTCTACGACAGGGTCGGAATGTCCTTCCTGGTCGATCCCTACACGCAGGCGACCTCTGGCTTGACGCGGATCCATGCCCGCAAGCGCGTCGGCGGCCGTCTTGTCCGACCCGAGGCGATCCGCAAGCTGAAGATCGGCACGAGCTGATCGACGGCGCGGGCCCGTCGAGAGGCGGGCCCGACACCCTTTCCCCAAGGAGACATCATCAATGCGCGACATGGCGAACAATGTGACCCCGAAGCCGGTGCTGGCGCCGGCCGTTGGGACCGACGACACCCCGCTCGTCGGGGCGATCATCGATCGGCTCGGCTACGATTCGCTGACCTACCTGATCCAGACCGGCACGCTGGCCGATGCCGGCGCGACCTGGACAGCGCTGCTCGAGGAGAGCGACGCCGCCAACATGGATGGCGCTGAGGCCGTCGCGGACGCTGACCTCATTGGCACCGAGGCGCTGGCGAGCCTGACGCAGGCCAACGACGGCGTCTGCCGCAAGCTCGGCTATGTCGGGAACAAGCGCTACACCCGGCTCACGCTGACGCCCTCGGGCAACGCCGGCAACGCGCCGATCTCGGCAATGGCGCTGCTCGGCATGCCGTACTCGCGCCCGACCGCGAACCCGCCGGCCTAAGGGCGATGTCCCGCGATCCGGTGTTCGAAGTCACGTCGGCCGCTGCGAACGCCGCAGCGCGCCGGCTGACTACCGCGGCCAAGGTGCAGGCAGTGCTGTTCGGTGGTACGGCCACCGATACGGCGCTGATCGAGGCAATGATCGATCGCGTCTCGGCAAGGGCGGCCAGGCACTGCAATCTCGCCAAGGATGTCACGGGCACGCTGCCGACGTTCGGTCGGGAAACCTGCAGGGCAACATGGCCGGCGGATCATTGTCGCCAGGCCTGCGAGCTGGTGTTGCCGTGGCGAGTGCCGGTGACGACGATCTCATCGGTGGTCGAGGATGGCGTCACGCTGTCCGCCACGGACTACAGGCTGAGGGGCGGGGCCATCCTGGAGCGGCTGAGCGATGATGTCCCGGTGCCGTGGTCTAGGGTCAAGATCGTGGTGACGTATGTTGCCGGGTGGCAACTCGAGAGCGCCGATCAGGTGCCTCCGGACCTCGAGGCGGCGGTGATCGATCAGGTGCGCACCGCGTATCAGACCCGGGCCCGTGATCTCACGCTACGAAGCGAGCAGGTGCCCGATGTCTATTCGGCTACCTACAGCGTGCCGGGCGGGGACAGCGTCGGCGGCGATGGTCTGCTCGTCCACGTCGAGGCAGCCCTGGCTGAGTATCGCGCCTGGCCAACACCGTGAGTAGACCGAAGGAAGGGTGACATCGATGCCGATGCAGGCGCCTCGCGCGTTGGCCTGTGGCTGCAGGGCGCTCCCCGGCGAACTGTGCGAGCACCAGCGCGCACGCCGTGCGGAGGCCGAGCGCCGCCGCCCTACGGCACGCCAGCGCGGCTACACGTCGAAGTGGGAGCGTGAGTCCAAGGCCTTCCTGGCGCTGCCTGCGAATCGCTACTGCTGCTGCGGCTGCGGACGTGCCGCCGATGCCGTCGACCATCGCGTTGCCCACAAGGGCGATCAGCGCCTGTTCTGGGACCGGTCGAACTGGCAGCCGATGGCCCGAGGGTGCAACAGCGCGAAGGCGGCCCGGTCCGAAGGCGGCTTCGGCAACCCGACAGGCCCCCGGCCTCAAACTTTCAGCCAGGGGGAACGGACCGCGGGGGACCAGTCGCGCGCGGTTTTCACGAATTCGACCCCTAGAACGGGCGCCCAGTGAATGCGCGGCCGTCGCCCGGCGCTTCAGGCGATCCCCGGCGGGCAAGGTGCCTCCTTGACCGAATTTCCGGCCCTGCCGGCGCATCTGCCGGCCGGCATGATCGGAGAATGGCAGCGCCTGATCGGCGACCTTCAGGCGCGCAAGCTCTGGGACCCCGTGATGGTGTCAGCCGCCGAGGGCTACGTCACCGCCATGTGGATGGTCGCCGAGTGCCGGAAGGCCATCGCCGCAGACGGGGCCTTCGTTCGGACCAAGACCGGGGAGCCGAAACCCCATCCGGCAGCGGGCGTGCTCTCGAAGCAGCTCGAGATCGTCGCCCGCCTGGCCGGCGAGTTCGGCATCACTCCGGCGAGCCGATCGCGGAAAGGACTGCAGGGTGGTGAAGGCACCGGCGACGACGACGCGGCCGCACTGGGCATTTGATCAGTCACCGATCGAGGATCCGTTGGGGTACGGCGAGCGGGCGGTGAAGTTCTTCGGCGCCTTGAGGCACCCGAAGAGCACCGAGCCCGAAGGACGCCTCAAGCTCGCGCCTTTCTGGGAGCGAATTGTCCGCCGGATCTATGGGCCACGCGATGCCAAGGGCCGGCGCATCGTGCGCACGGTGTTCATCATGATTCCGCGCGGCGCCAGAAAGACCACCGTCATCGGCGGCGGGCTCGCGCTGCTGCATTCCATCGGCCATGAAAGGCGTTCGCACGGGCAGGCGCTCCTGGCCGCCGGCGCCGAGGATCAGGCCGAGCTGGCCTTCGACGAGGCCAAGTCCATGGTCAAGGTGACGCCAGCGCTGGCCAAGGCGGTGAAGGTCCGCGCCGACTATCTGGAGCACAAGACCGCGGAGTCGACCCTGCAGGTACTGAGCGCCGAGGGCGACGTCAGCCATGGCAAGACGCCCCATTTCTGCTCGGTCGACGAGCTTCACGTCTGGAAGAACCGCAAGCTCTGGAAGGCGCTGAAGACAGGCCTGATCAAAGTGCCGGAGACGCTGCTGGTGATCACCACGACGGCGGGGCGTGGCCAGACCGGGCTGGCGTGGGACGAG